TGCACACCTCCCGCGCTGAGCTGTTGGGCCAACTTGGTCAGTCCCTTTGGGGTAATACGAACCTGCTCACACAGGCGCTCACCGCCATCAGTCAGCGGCACCATTGTCACCTTGTGCTCTACTAGCCCCTGCTGCACCTTGTCCTGATAGCCAAGCCACTGCTTTCCACCGGCTCGCTTGTAGATCCAGCGCTGGCTGCACAAGTGCTGATTGAACTTCCTTGGTGGCTGCTGCAAAGCCTTCGCAGCTTCGGTCAGGTTCAGCGAGCCGTCAGCAGTGGCGATCAGATCTAGTGCCTCTACCTTGGGCTTCATCTCTTCAACCCGTTCTTCCAGCACCAGGACCTTCTCGGTGTAGGTCAGCAACAGTCCGCGCATGGTCGCTGGATCATTCAGTGCCGCCATCGGATCGGGTTGAGCCAACTTCTCCTCCAGCTCCTGCCAGCGATCCACAATGCGAGCGGTGAACTCTGGGCATAACTGAGCGACCACGATCAGTGAATCACGCTTGCCCTGTTTACCGGCAAACACGTAAGCCATTGTCTTATTTCGAGGCCCAAGTGATTGTTTATTCTCAATTTCCTCCAACGGAGGAGATTGAATTACCCCTCGCTCCGCCAAGCGCTCAATGGTGCGCTTAACGTTGTCGTGGCGGCTGCCGGTGAGATCTGAGATCTCAAGGCTGGTCATGGTGACATCGCCAACATTCAGCGGCCCTGTCAAAACTTTGGTTTGCTGATACTGTTGTTGTATAGTCATACCGTAGTCCTTAACGTAGTGGTTTTGGTTTACATCCTCGGCCTTTGCGGTTGCCGCCGCTTGGGCCGAATTCTTTCCGCTACTTGCTAGCATTCTCCAGTTCCTCTTTCTTCATCATCTCCTTGAAAATCATCATGATCTCGCTGTTGATGCTGCGACCATTCTCTACGGCGCGATGACCCAACCACTTGCGGATCTCGTTCGGCAAGCGCAGTGATGTATTTCTAACTTTATCAGCTTCCACTTCTATCTCCTTTCTGAGTATGTCACGGTGACTCCATTGATGTGTGTCACGGTGCCTGTATGCTTATATGACCCTATATAAGCAAATGAAAGTAATGATGAAAAAGAGCACGGCACCAACAGGCAGAGCCTCAGACAAGTTCATGTTAAGGCTACCTGACGGCATGAGGGACACCATCTCTGAGCTAGCCAAGGCGAGCGGCAGGTCCATGAACGCCGAGATTGTGCATCGTCTTCAGCAGTCAATTGATGCCAGCTTCGCAGGAGAGATCAATGGCGGGCCTGGATCGCCACGGATGGTCGCATCTGTAGAGATAACAGACCCAGGTATCGACAAGTACGACCCCCGCTACAACGAAGATTCAATAACCGACTACCTCAAAGAAATGAGAGAAATGCTGGCTGCGCTCACCGAGGAGATGAAAAACAAGAAAAGCTGATGTGATCTTCATCACTGACATCTAGCCCCGATTGAGACAAAATTATCGCTTTCATGGACGGGAAAAGGGATGGTGTTTCATGCGGTTAGCAATACTAGGGTTGTCATTGCTTATGGTGGGTTGTGGCGGTGGTGGCGACGATGGTGGAAGTCAGAGTGAACAGCCGCCAATCGCACCGACCCCAAGCAACCCTATTGTCTGGCGGCCAAATACTGAATCGCCTTTGAACAACGCCGATATAGTTAAATCCGCGATAATTACCACCTATCAGGTTATCCAAACCACGATAGAATCATCACGGGTGGTATTTGACAAACTCCCCGACAATCAGTTTGACAATATACCGTTAAGCGCGACCACTAAAAATTGCGGTTCCAATGGTACTGTCACGGTTGAGCTTTCAAAAAGTGGATTTGACTATCACTCAAAATATTCATTTGGCGATTGCGTGGAATCCAACCCTGACTCCTTAAGGATAAATGGCCTGTTTGCTGGGGATGCGGTTATTGGTACTACATTTGGCTCTGGAAGTGGCAAATACCAAGTCAATGCTTCAATTTCGTCAACGAGTGGCGAGAAGGCTTATGGAAAAAGTAGGGTAATAAAACATGATGTGCAATCAGTTATTGTAAGTGGTGTCACAGACGAACTGACGTTTGATATGGAGATTGCTGTTGAATCAATCGATCTTATGGCTAATACGGCTGGCACCGCTATCATAAAAACTACCGCGCCGATTCAGTTCGCTGACTCAATGCAGACCTCACCAATTGGTGGGCAGCTCACCATCATGAATACCAAAGGTCGGACTTGGATCGCAAAGGTCGTTCCCAATGGCTTCGATATTTATGACCTGTCGTTGAGCAATGAGACACCGGTTGATTTCTTAAACTGGTACAGTTTCAACCAGTAGAGCTTGACCGAGATTAGCCCGCCACTCGGCGGGCTTTAATTTTGTAAAGGTGTAAGGTTCCGTTGCACCTTTATTTATACATATTTTTGTATGCCTCCACTGCCGCTGGCGACTGTGCATTATGGGTCATCGTTGCCGCCGGCGCGGCGCCATTGAATTTCTCATACAGCGAGCGCTCCGTTTCGCGCCCATTCCAGAATGAGTCTGGCGCGGCTTTCTGCTGGATGCTACCAATTAGCCCACCATAACCCGGCTTGGTGTACCCAGGGCGTGCAGCCGGCGCGGTTTTAACTTCAGGCTCACCGCCTTTCTCGCCGCCACCATCACTGCCGCCCTTACCGCTAACCTCCGGCGCCAGCGATAGCCAGTAACTGGCATAGCCGCCACCGCCGAACTCACCGAGCAACTGCTGGGCGCCCGGGTCTGCTGCCAAGGTGTAACCCAGCATATCGATCTCCCTTGCGGCTGTAGCGCGCTGCTCATCGGTGATCTTGTCGTTCTCCATCAGTTCGGCCTTGCGCTTGGCGAGCTGATCCATGGTGCCCATGATGTTCTTGGCGTGGGTCTCGCGGGCCAGAACGCTGGCGTTTGCTGCTGCGGCCTGGGTTTCGATGGCAAGGCGCTTCTCGAACATGGCCCAATCGTGATCCCGGTTCTTCTGGTTCTCGTCAGCCATCGTCTTGAAGCGGGTATCGTTCTCCGCCCTGCTGGCGTCGATCTGCTTCTGCGCGAGTTTATCCCGAGCATCAAGCTCGACGTTCATATCATCACGGCGTTGCGCGGCCTCGCGCTGGCGCTGCTGCTCGGCAAACCCGGCTTGTGCGTTGTTGACGGTACCGGCCCCAAACCCCTTGGCCAATGCTGCGAGCAGGCTCATGCTGCACCCCCTTGTTGTTCGGATTCATCCATCTTCTGCACGATGGCCTGTAGTATCTGGCTGGCTTCGGCCAGGATCTGGTCGTCGATCACATCGCTCTCGGCGTCCATCTCCTTGAGTTTGTCCATGGCGCGAAACAGGGCGTCAATCTTGCTGTCTGGGTCACCAATCTTGCCGGATGCCAGCATTTCACGGCAGCCGGCATACACCGCCTTGACGATCTGCTGCGCCGGCACGCTACGGCCAGCCTCCTTGGCCTGCTTGAGAATGGTGAAAATACCCCCTGCCACCGCATCGGCGACCCCCTGGATCTTGTCCTCGCCAGCCTGCAGGCGACCGGCAACGGCCTGCCCACCATCGCCAAGCAGAGTGGCGCCAAGCATCTCCATCATACTGGCGTGCATCGCGTCATCATTATCGCCCTGCTGCTGTGGTTGTTGTGGTTGCTGGCCCTGCATATTCTGAATCAATCCCATCACTCACCATCCCATGCATACTGAGCCCGGATACCGGGGGTTACATCAAACCGGCTGGGGCTGAAATTAAAATCGCCAGCCATGCTCTTATCGAGGTCGCTATTGCTCGGCAAGGAATAACGCGGAGGGGCTGATGCGACATCGCCCTTGCTTCCACCATTACCATTGCCGTGGCTGGCGCCCGCTTGGCTGACGGCATTGCCAGCCTGCACATTAAGGTCGTTGAGTGCAGCGCCAAAGCCTGACGCTGGCTGGGTCAAGCCGCTCGCCACACCAGAAACCAATTGACTGGCCCCAGGTACCGCACCAGACAGAAATCCCATGGCGGCTTTAAGGGTCGAGTCCAACCCACCCTCTGACCCCAGGGATTGCCCTCTCTGCCCCGTTAATCGTTCACTATCAAAATCACCACGTGCAGCATCTCGGCCGATGCCAGAGAAGTAGGAGTCGGTATTGCCGACATCACCGACCAGCCCCGCAACCGCCTTGCCAGCCCCACCCAGCAGCGCACCACCCAAAATATTGGCGCCAGCCTGTTTGTTATATGCCCCTGACGCATCGGCAATATTGGTCTTGTCGCGTGCAGTTAGAGTGCCGCTCTGCGCCTTGCGCTGGAGGTTGCCAATCACCCCATTCACGTTGTCAGTTTTGATGGTTTCGTTGAAATTGGTGGACGGCCCCATACCAAGAGCGCCCTTGACCTTTCCACCAAGAGAACCATCGTGCATGCCATACATCGACGGGCCGCCGATCGAGCTGATGTTGTGGTTTGGAAGTGTAGAGGCGGCCTTGTAGTTATCCAGGGTCTTGCTGACGGATGAAATGCGACTGGCGACGCTGTTGTTGTCGTTTCTTCCGCTACCACCTGAGGCTTGCTGCCCCTTGTTATTGGCTCCGATTGAGCTGTTGAATGAGCCATTGCTCATGCCATAACTGGAACCACCACCAATTGAACTCGGCCCGCCGCGGCTGGTTGATGAAGATGCCCCCTTGCTACCCGACGAGCTCGCACCACCACTCTTGCTGGATGCCGAGCTCTTGCTGCTGGAGCTGGAGGTGCTGCCACGATTACCTCCGCTGGCGCCCTGGCTACTTCCGTTGCGGTTATTGTTGCTGGCACCCTTGCTCGAGCTGCTACCACCTTTGCTGCCGCCATTACCGCCCTTGCTGCCGCCGCTATTTCCGCTGCTCTTTGCCATTTACGCCCCCTGCTTTTTAATGTTGGCCAGCACGCCATTGGTCAGAACGCCCCCGGTAGCCATGCCATCGCCGGCAAGGCCAGGGGTTGAAACCTGGTACTCGACCGGCGTCAGGTTGGCTGGCAGCCCATTTTCCTGACGCAACTGATCCTCCCGACCCCAAATGTCTTTCTGCATATTGCGCTGGTTCTTCTGGGCCTCTCGGTTCTCCAGATAGGAACCGCCAGCAACCAACGCGGAGCCCAGCAGAGTTGCAGCACCTGGATTGCTCTGCATCCAAGACCCTGCACTGGAAAGGCCGCCAAGCACCGCGTCAACGGCCTGGTCAGCCATGTCGATCGCGCTTGATACGATGCCGCCAAAATCAAACATGTGACCCCCTTACTTTACGGTTACGCCAGGCAATGATGCGGACGGGAACTTGGTCCAGTCCGGTTTGATGGTGCTGATGTTGGAGTACATCTGCTGGTACATAGCCAGCGTAGAGTTGAGTTCGGTTTTCATGTTGTTGACCATCTTCTCCTTGTCGGCAGCCTTCATCGTGTTGTCAGCCATGACCGCTGCATAGCGGTCGTTATAGGAGCTGACCGCCTTATCGACCGTGCTCATGTACATGCCGTGGGTGTTGGCCACTACCTGCTGGGCCAGCTGATCCAGGCCAGCCTTGTTTTGGTTATCCAACTCTTTCAGGCGCTGCTGGCCTTCGGCATCCAGCATCCCCAGGCTGTTTTTGTGCAGCAGCTGATCCCGCTCTTTCTGGTACTCACTCTGCGCCCCAAGCTCTTTCAGACGCTGCTGACCCTCTGCATCCAGCATTCCGAGACTGTTCTTATGCAGCAGCTGATCCCGCTCTTTTTGCAGTTGTGCATTGATACCGGCCATCCCCTTCTCATGGCCAAACTGGTTCCCCTGCATAGTCAGCTGATGACCGCGATCCAAGCTGCTTTCTTCGCTTTTCCACGCCTGCCCGGCATTCTGGCTGGCAATGGGTAGTGCCGCATCGATGATCGCTCGCTGAGACGCCTCGGCGCCGATAGACGAATTCGACAAGCCGCGACCAGCCGAGTACTGCTCGCCCTTCGCCTTGGCCATGCGCATCAGCAGGCCATCCTGGCTGATGGTCTTGTTTACCTGATCGTTCACATCCTTGGCGTCAAAGGGCGTGGTTGTTGCGGTTGTGGCTACCATGTATCCCCCAATAAAAAAGCCGCCAATTGGCGGCTTGCTTGAATGCTGAATTTCACCACGTGAACGCCTGTACCAGGCTCACATCGGTGAGGGTGGAGACAGCAAGCTCAGCTGCATTGCTGGCCTGCCGGATCTGCTCACGCAGCAAGAGCACATCAGAGACAGTCTCGACACCGCTCTCACCAAGCTTTTCACGCTCCTGTGCCCTTTGTAGGCGCCAGTCGAGGGCTATTATGCGGCGCTCAGCCTCGGCCTTTATTTCTGATATCTTTCCGGCTATCGCTTCATCAAGTTTGACGGCAATTTCCGGCTGTTTCTCTGGAATGGAAATTATTTCTTCTCGCCATTGCCCTGGGAATAACGCCTCGGCGCGCTCAGGGGTGGCGACAATTCTATTAATGACGCCACCATCAGCATCAATAATTTCAATGTTCATTACACAACCCTCCTGATGGCAACCAAGCCGGGCCCGCCAAAACCATCGTCAAAAGAGCCAGGGCCTTTATACCCAGGAATAACGTCGAGCCACGTCTGCCCATTGCTTCCGTTTTTAACAAGAGAGCCAACATTGGTACCTGACGCCTCATGGCCTATGCCGGCCCCACCGCCACCCCAGCCACCATCGCCAGCCATTCCCAGCGTATACTCGTAGGTGCCGCTCCCAGTGTCTCTCATAAAAATAAACTTCCTGGTCCTGTATGGGAGCCCTTTTCCCCCACCGACCCCTCCACCGCCAGACCCAGCGCCAGCATCACCGCCTTTTAGGTTGATATCCCCGCCGACAGCTGTGCCCCCAACACTGGTTCCACCATTGGCGGTTATGGTTAAAGCCCCCACGGTTACCGATGAATTGCCGCCATTGCGACCGGGTGCTACACCAGGCACCCCTCCACTACCAACAACAATAGTTACCTGCTGGCCTGCGGTCATAGCAATCTTCTGCTTTACCGCATACCCACCCGCGGAGCCAGCTGACGCAGTGGAACCAGAGGCGCCACCGACGCCGGCGCCAGCGCCATGCCCACCGCTAATCCCCTTTGCCGTAGTGCTATCTACTGCTGCGCCACCACCTATGCAGTGAATCTCGTAATCGCCGTCCGAGGGTATTTCGAATGTCTGCGATGAATTGAACACAAACCACGGATATTCTGTGGGCATCTTCTTTGCTTGAAGAGATGCCATTCCCGCGCTTAATGAACTTGAGGATCTGACAACCTCAGCAAGAATTACTGGTTCAAGCTCACTCATAATTCAGTCTCCACAGAGCTCGACCCACTAAGGCGACCACTGCCGTCATAGTGGTACTGGGTGTTTGTTTTTCTACCAAGAAACGTGATCTCAGAGGCCAATAAGCGGCCATCGACATCACAGGAAAACACCGAATGCCTTGGCCCTTGAGGGTACAGAGCATTTACCTCTGACATCCTCCCGCCAGCATCATAGGTGTAGGTCGCGCTGACATACTGGTCAGCGGTATCTGACCCATGCAGCAGGTTCATTACCAGATCGCCATTCGCATCAGGCTTCTGTCCATTGAGCGAGCGCATGGCCCCCACATCGCCAGCGGTGAGGTTGATATCCCCATCCAGCTTCTTACCATTGACGAGGGTCGCCTTGGTTACGCGCTCCTGCATATCAATGGCAACGCGGTCAAAGCCGGTTTGCACCGCCCCGAAATCAGCCTCTACAGCCTGGCCATCAGCCAGCTCGCCGGGCACATATTGGTTCAGTCGGTCATAATACGGGTTAGCCACGCCTTACCCTCCTTGCGAAATACTCCAGCGTCACCCCGGTGATGGTGAAGTTTGGATCTGAGGCGCTAGCCCCACCCACCATCAGGGACAGGCTGGTTGATGTGCCTGACAGATCGATCGGCGACTGGGTATAGCCATAGCTTCCGCTCCAATAGAACTGGTTCCACTGGGTCTGATTCCATATCGCTACCTGATCCCATGCTGCCGAGGGGTCCTCACCAATCACAGCGTCTACTCGCTGACTGGTGAAGTGGGCATCAACCATGTAATCGGTTGACCACTTCACCTGCACCTGGGCTTGATTGGGGGAGGTCTGCTCAATCATGGCTGCCAACCAGGTCTTATTGACTGCCGGGGAGCCGGCATGAGCAAACGGAAGGCGAATGCGCCAAGTGATCGGTGCGCCATCAAATGAGCGAGCCTCTCGATCGTGAGTAAAGACCATGCCGTCATGCCCATCGAGACAGAAGAACACCTGCTCACCCTGCTCCGTGTAGCGCCACACGCCTGTTACCGGCGCGGGATATTGGAACGTGGTGGGCATGGGGGTGCCGTCAGCCAGCATGGTCACCGCCAGGTTGGTCCTGCCGGTACTGAACAAACGATACTGGTTAAGCTCGGCAACCTGCGTGGATAGCCGCCACTGCAGGCCGTCTATCAGCGACTTAAAGTGGTGATCAGGGTCGAGCTGGTTGAGTGCAAAATCTCCGAACTCCTGCACCCGATCCAACCTGACCAGGCCGCGGTCGGAGAGGCCAACCGGGAGAAACAGCGACTGCCCAGTCCCAGCGGTAATGCCCACCGACTCTGAGAGCGCCCGCTGCTCCCAATCCTTCGAGCCGGATCCGTAAAGGCCAAACACCCGCTGCGCCGAGGCGATCACCAGCACGCCGCCAGTGGTGGGCAGCATCGCTGTGATTTCATCGCCAATGGCAAAGGACTCTGCGCCAAGCAAGGCGCTCCAGGTATGGGGGTTGCCCGGCGCGCTGTGCTGGTACTGTCCACCTGGGTACCCCAGAAACAGGTGCCCGGCATGGACGGCGATCGCCATCGGTTTGTCTTTTATGGCATCAGGCTGTGCATGGAGTGGGACAAGCCACCCATCTTCCCGCAGCTCAAAGGCGCGCTGCACGCCAGAGACAACATAGGCGGCCCGCTGCCCTGCCCCGCCAAAGAAGTTGTGCACTGCAGCTTGATATTGGCCGCCAGCCTGAAAGGCGATCGCCGTCACGCTGGCGACGGTGCAAGTCCCTCCCCCTGGCCCGGTCAGCACATTACCCACGGCAGGGGCCTCGCCTGGCGCAGCGATCACCACCCCGCTCTTACCGTCTGCTGCCAACTGGGCGACGCACCGGAACGACTTGCCGTCTCCGGTTCTGGTGAGGGTGATATCCCCATTTGGTATATTGGCTGCACTGGCAACCACCAATACCGAGCCAAAGGAGGTAATCCGCTGCCAGCCTAATTCGGTCGCCCTGAACAGACCTCCGGTAGAGGCATCCACATCTCGCACGGCAAACACCGCACCGCGCACAGCGATAACCCCACGGACAGGACCGACTCCCGGCACTGCGCCGATCTGAGAGCGACGCCAGTCGGCTGCAATCGCCTGGGTAGCAAGGTTGTCGGCCTTCGTCTTGCTGTATTCGCGCCCAGCTTGCCGCGCCACATAGTGAACGCCATCAATCGCCAGATCTGCCCCTGCGGCTACACCACCTTCAAGTGCAATGGCATTGATGAATACCCCAGAACGGGACAAGTACACCCCGTGTCCACCGGGCCATGTGATCGCCGTGAACGGCGGGTGAGCTATTTCTGGCGCATCCCCAACATCTATCGATATGAATGTTCTGTTTCTGCTCGGCGATGGGTGACCATCAAAGCGGTCATAACCCAGCGTTCGTGAGTACCCACCGCTGGCCAGGGCATCGACGTTCACCGCGGCCAGCGCAAACCCAGGGGCTTTCGCCAGCGGCGTGGTAGAAAGGTCAATCCCACCTTTCAGCGAGATGAAGGTGCTATTGCGGGTTGGCATTCTCACCACGCCACCCCACTCACCAACGACAGCGGAGGCACGTACCGCTTCACCAGCAGCCCGTAGTAGACGTTCCACTCGCGCTCACCGATCGCGATGAGCTCGGTGGCCGCCTGCCGATACCCGCTCTGAGCGACTGCATACCAGACGATAGCCATGTGATACTGAGGCTCAACGTGCGGCGTGTCAGCCTCTGCGGTCATCGTTTGGGTTGGTGTTGGGGTTTCACCACGCAACCACTCCCAATCGTTGCGCAATAGCTGGATCTTCTCCCAGCTCTCACGGATTGCATCGGCTGCAGCCTGGGTGCGCGGGCTGCCGTCAGTCAGCGTTTTAGGTGGGCCGCCGAGGTCGTGTACCTCTGCGGCATACCGCCTGCACAGCTCGAGAAAGGTCATGGTTAGCCGACCAGGCTGACCGGGTAGGACTGTACGGTACGAGGGATGAGGGAGCCGTCATCGTGCTGCTCGTAGCGCATTTCGGTGGCCTGCATCAGCACCTGGTAAACTGGCTCTGGCACCTCGGCCACGGTTTCACGCTTGATGATATAGGCGACGCCATTGACGGAGGCGTACACATCATCGTTGCCGCGACTTTGGGGATCGCGGGAAATACGAATCTTGACGCGCTTGGCTGCGTTGATTTCGCGCTGTTCGATGGTGGGGGCGCCGGTAATCGCTTCCGCACTCGGGGCAGTGCTTGCGTCACGGTTAACGCCGTTCGCCTGCTCCCGCTCGACGATCTCGGCAACCAGCTTGTCACGGCTGGTATTGGCCGCCTTGTCGATGCCGAAGTTCTCGGACAGGTACTTGCGCAAATCGGCAGGCGATGCGTTATTGAGGTCGATCAATTCCATGCTGCTTGTCTCCAGAAAAAGAAAAGGCCCGCACTTGGCGGGCCTATGGTTGGTTGCGGATTAGAGGGCGGTAACCGCAACCTCAATACGGGTCATCCACAGCTCGTTCAGGCGAACTGCGGCAAACCAGCTTTTCCAGGAGGCAGAGCCACGCTGACCGAGCGGGTCACCACCACGCGGGGTGTTGGGGTTCAGGATCATCGGTACGATGGAACCCGGGCCGCCGTTGCCCTTGAGCGGGACGATGCCAAAGCTGTTCTGGCTCAGCACCACCATGGGGTACACGTCAGCGCTGGTACCGCCAGTTGACACCATGGTGCCCTTGGCGCCGCCGGCATCCGGCAGGGAGGTCAGCACTGGGGAGAGCACAAAGCGGAACTCTTCCACAGACCCGATCTCTTCCGGGCACAGCGGCTGACGGGTGCCGTACTCGGCAACCGACTTGAAGCCAGCCAGGCCGCGAATGTCGGAGTCGCAGTCGGTATGCGCAACCACCACGAAGGCGGCTTCCACCGGCTTGGTGTTCACGCTGACGGACGGCGCCAAGATCTTGGTGATCTTCTTGGCGCGCTGCTTCTTGAGCGAACGAGAGGCCAAGCGCAGCTTGTTGAGGCTGATTGCGGTGTTCACGCCATTACGGGCGGTGCCGTTGGCGTAAATTACGCTGGTGCCACCAGAGATGACGCCCCAGGTCAGCACTTCGAACGTCTCTGCAGCCTGCTCGCCCAGCAGCATTTGCACATCCTGCAGCACCGGGTCTTCGTGGGTATCGGCGATCACGTCGGTGATCTCGGTCCACGCACCGTACTGCGCCATGCCGACAGTCACATCCTGGTAGGCCATCTTCTGGCTGGACGGAGTAACACCCTCGGCCAGCGGAGTGGTGGCGGCAGCGAACGGTACAGGGCGACGGAACTTGACGGTTTGACCCTTGTTCTTGGGCTGCGGCTTGGGGTCACCAAACTTTTGCAGCACCAGGATAGGCTCGGCGTGCTCGAGCATCTTCACTTCGGCAATGATGCCAACACGCGGGGAGATATCCCCGTAGGTAGTAGTAGCCATGATTTATTTCTCCTGAATCAGTATTTGCGCTGCGCCAGCCGCTTATCCGCATCAGCTGCGGCACGAGTGAATGCAGAGGACTCATCCCCTGTATCCACCGTGGCACGGCCCTGGCTACCGCCGAGCGGAGCCATATCTGCCAATTTGCGCTGGCGCTGCGCGTTGCGTTGGGCTTGAGCTTGGAGCTGGGTGGACTTGTAGAGGGTCAGCACCACATCGGCGTCCGCTGCGCTGTCAGAGTTGGCGATGTTCTGCACGGAGGCTGGCTGCTGGGCAACCCAGGCTTGAAACTCCTGACTCACCACAACCTTTTCAGCATCAGGGTGCCGACGAATCAACTCGTCAGTCTCGATGGTGATCAGCTCTTCGTGCTGGCGCACCTGTGCCTGCTCACGCAGCTGGGCAACCGGCTCCTTTACTTGCGAGATTTCGCTGCGCAGCCCATCGCGCAGGGCATCAGCAACGCCTTGCATATGGTCAGCAATGTCGGGGTAATCCTCGCGCATCGCTGCAATGCGGCTTTCCAGGGCGTCGAGCTGGCGAGTGGCGTCCTTACCATCCCCCTTCTTGCCTGCCTGCTGAATGCTGTTGATCTGCTCATTGAACTGGCGCTCTTTCTCAGCAAGTTGCCGCGCAGTGGCGGCATACCGACCATTAGCGGAGCGAGCGGCCTGAGCCTCCCGATCCCGGTCAGCTAACAGCGATTGCAGATAGGCGCGCTGCTCGGGGGATGCATCAGCAAACAGGTCATCTTCGGATGCGGCTTGCTGCTCAGCAGCAGAGGCGGCTTCCTGTTGATGCTGTTCATCGTCGCCAGTGGTGGCGCCGATCTGGTCTTCTCCGTGCTGCTCGTCGTTTTGCGGCTCGCTGGTTGCGGGCTCACCACGCAAACGCGCGTCAGCGGCACCAGCAGCCTGTGCGAACACGTCCAGATCGCGGCCATCGGCGGCATCCTGGTAGGCTTCTGTTGCGGCTTGGTCGTTCAGGTGATCCATGTAAAATCTCCAAAAAAAAGCCCGCACAGGGCGGGCTACAGTGGCTTGCCGGAATTACTCGGCTGGCGTGAAATCTTTGATGAGCTTGTCGAGCAAACGGATCTGGGCTCGGGAGGCCTGGGTCTGCTCGTGCTCCATGTCCTGCTCCAGGTCAGTGCGCAGCTGCTTGAGCTGGCCCTGCAGGTGCAGCAAGACAGCAGTGGTGTCCTGGCTACGGGTGAGCATGGCGTTATCAGCTCGCCACGGATGGGTTATCAGGGCGCGGAGTGCCGTTCAGATCGGCCAGCGCGTCGGCGTCGGTCAGGGCTACAGCATTCTGCGCATCGTGCAGTTGCTGCTTCAGCAGGTAGCCCTCGAGCATCCACACCTTGTTGATAGCGTTCTCGCGGGCGATCTTGCGACCTAACTCGGCGCTGAAGTTCTCCGGGCTGGCGCAGGCGCTTTCGCCAGTAACGGTGAAGCCGTTCTTCAGTACCAAGACGCAAATCGTCAACAGATCCAGATTGGGGTGAATGGGGTCAGCGGCAGTTAAATCAGGCCATGGAATTCGCGCTGCATCGCCTGCGGTGAAGTAGTGGCACTCATCAATAACGCTATCGATGTGCTGCATGGTTACACGCGGGGCGGTCAGGCCCTTGGCTTGGATCTCTTGCTCGATTTGCTGATCGCTCATGCTCCGCTCCAATAAAAAACCCGGCACATGGCCGGGCTGAATAACGTGGGCGCCAGAAACGCAAAACCCCGCACGAGGCGGGGTAAGTGAGACTCTGGCAGTCTTGGGTCTATTTTGTGCCAGCTACTGTAAAAGTCAACTACTCCAATCCGTAATTCCCGGTCGGCGGCAGGATCTGCTTCATCTTAACCTCGGCCATAAACTTCTGGGTGTCGTGAGTCTGCTGCTTGTCCAGCTTCTCCAGCTCCACCATCAGCTGCGCCTGGCTCATCTGCTTGGCCTGCGCCAGCTTCATCAGCTCGATGCGCTCGCGGCGCTGGCTGTCTTCGTGCTGCAACTGCATGGTGGCCAGCTTGTACTGGCTGGAGAACTCCAGCTCCTGCTGCTTGAGTGATGCCTGCAACTGGGCCATCTGCAGGGCGCCGGCGCTCTTCATCTGGGCCAGCTGGGTTTCGTGGTCAAACTTGGCCTGCGCCAGCTGCTGCTCCATCTGCAGCTTGACCAGCTGCGGATCCTGCTGCCCAGCCTCTTGCTGCTGCTTGATGGCCGCTTCGTACTCTTCCTGGCTACGCAACACCTTGGCATTGTCGATGTGCATAGACTGGAACAGGGTCTTCATCGCCTCATACGGCTTGAACATCGGCGCAAAGGTCGGGTTCTGGGTGTACTTGTCCAGGATCTGGGTCAGCTGGGCAGTCTGGATCTCCTTGACCAGCAGCGCACTGGTACCTCTGGCCTGCACCTCGAAATCGCCCTTGATGGCCGCGTCCTCGCCGAACTGCATATTCCAGTTGTAGAAGCGCCGGATCATGGGCTTGGTGATGTTGTCGTCATACTCCTTCACCTGCTGGCGGCGCACGGCGTTGGCCGCGTTCATCAGCATCGACATGCCGCCAAGCGTGGGCGTAACCTGCCCCTGTTCCCCCTGGCTAATCATCGGCACCCCGGCCTCACGGTCGAGCAGCGATAGCGCCAGCTGCAGGATGTTTGCCATGTCGCTCTGGCGGCTATCGAAGTGGAATACCCCGAACGCCTTTTGTACCTCCGCAAACTGCTGATTGGAGTCCATTTCCCACACTTTGAAGGGGCTCGCCTCCCAATTTCCATCCACTGGGGTGATCAGGCGCTTATTCACCACCACCTGTGGCCCGACGGTCTTAGCCGCGTTGTCCAACATCGCCCGCCATGCGGAGTTGATGATCCGCTGTGGGTGGCGCATCAGGTACGGCATTGACAGGCCGAAGATGCTGCCCTCATCCGGTTCGCAGACATAGACGGAGTAAGGCCACTCCATGGTGTCCATCGGGTTGATGGTCACTTTCAGGATCACGTCACCGGAGAAAATGGCAACGCCATCAAACTCGCGCCCCTCCATCCCTGTGATGTCCACTCCAGCAACCAGCAGCACCTCAACGGGGATCGGGCCGTGATAGGTCCAGACCTCAAACCGGGAGTCTTGGTTGGTTGGGTTGAGCCCACACAGGTAACGGATCTGGTCAACGAACTCGGCGTAACGGGTGCGGGTCGAAGAGGGGTCTTGCGCCAGCAGCTTTTCTACCTGTGTCGAAATGAACCCCATAGATTCCAGATTGAGCAGCCTGCGCAGCTCCTTCTTGGTCATGTACTCCCGCTCGTAGACGAACTCGCAATCGTCCCACCGGGTGGCCCCCATATCCGGCACGAAGTCCCAAGGCAACACGCAGCGAGCCCCTGGCTTGAGGTCTTTCACAATATCAACCGACCACGCCCCATCTTGGCCGGGCAGCCACGCCTGCTTGATGGCACTCTCTACAATGGGTCCTTTGATGATCCCGGTACCTATCTTGGCGGCGTAATGCAGCATCCGGCGCGATTCGGCGTTGTAGTCACAGGCGATCAGCTGATCATCAATCGTCTTTTCCATTGCTGTCGCGGCAGCCTGGGCAGCGGCCAGTACCTCTGCAGCCTGCTGAGCCTCGGTCGTTGGCTGTTGCTGCCCGTCCATGCCCTGTTGCACCCCCTTGGCCAGCATGGAGAGCTTCGGATCCGGCGATGGCGCGATCCCGTAGTTCTTGTCATCGACAGGAAACAGCATATCCCCCATCTGGGCAGCCCATGCGTCGGTCTTCTCACGGGTGATGTTGACGAAGGCCTGCGACTTCTTGGCCTTCTCCAGCTCCTTGATAAAGTCAGGCTCGTACTCCCCGCGGTACTGGCGCAGGTCGTCAAGCCAGCGCTGCTCAACAAGGCTGCGCTGCTGCAGCTGATGCTCGATATCGCGAAAGCGACTGGCACCAAACAGATCAAGGGGCGAGAGCTGTTCCACCATCTCAGGGGACAGTGTGATTTCAGTCGGGTTTTGCATGGTGTCAGTATCCTGTTACAGAGTCGGCGGCGCGCTGCGCTGCCCTGGTGGCATTGCTATCGATGGTTTTCTTGCGGTCACGTTCCGGCATGGCACCAAGGCACAGGTACTGTGTGGCGTCTGCTGGGTGCGAATACTGGTTCTTGTCTGGCTGGTCGGTGTACTTGGTGGTGCCTGACACGTTGAGCTGCTTGTACTGGTAGCCAGTCTCGAAGGCCTTGATGATGACGCGGCAGTGCGGGCTGATGATGAGCGCCGGCTGCCCCTTACCGACAAGCCGAGAAAGCCACCACCGGACACACTCAAGACGTGCCATCAGGTTGTTGGTCTGGGCAGGCTCTGCCTGAAACCCCTTGCGCCCGAGCACTTCAAAGCAGGTTGTTTCATCGGCCTGACTGCGGCCAACGCCTGCGGGATCCCCCCAGACAATGACGCCGTTCAGTACAACGCACTCCACACCGGCATACCTGGTGTTCAGCAGTGGCGCCAGTTGCTCATCAATAAAGCGCTCAATCCCCATGCCGGTGGCCACCACTTCGTCCAGGATGCGCAACTGCCCGAAGGCGGTGATTTGGCCGATGATGGCGGCAGGCGTCAGGCCGAAGTCCATCCCAATGATGATGGGCAGCGACTTGATGGGGCCCAGCTTGTCCTTGGCGACATGCAGATCCCGGTTGAAGTGGTCGATAAATACCGGCTTGCCGGTGGCCACAGTGGCGAAGCGGTTGCAGATGCGCGACCGAACCCAGTTGAGCGTCTTGCCGCCGAGCTGATCGAACCAAGCATCAAAACCCTTCTTGTTGTTCTTCACGTTCTCAGCTTTGGGGTTCGCGACGAACCGGCGCCCCAGGTAGTCACGGAAATAGCCGGCATCAATCAGTGCCTGAAGGTCTGGCGATATAGGCGCGCCAGGGGACACTTCTACCAGCGCCCCAGGCTGCTCGTAGAAACTCCAGCCGACTGGCTTGAGCGGGTTGCCATCATCGTCCTGGCCATGCTCAAACTCATGCCACCAGTGGTCCTCATCCGGTGAGTTGGTATCCATGATGAGCCCGCACCACGTTGGGCCGCCGTCCTTGCCTGATGGGTAGCGGGCCTGCACAGCCCGGGACGCCGCCTCGTTCACGATGTTCAGGTCGAGGAATTGAGCCTCGTTTATCCAGACACCAGTCATCTCAAGGGACAGCATCTTGCGAATATCCTTGGGCCGGTCCATCGACAGAAAGAAGAACTCCGCCTCAATGGTGGTCTGGCCATCAGGGTGCGGGATGCGCATAAAGCCCACTATCGGGGCGTCGAACTTGATGGGGCATACCTCTTCCGGGATCCAGTCCTGGAAGGTCTTGATGACCGTGGCCTTGAGCTCCCCGTAGGTGTTCCGGATGCACACCCAGCGCGTCTTGCGCACGCCGTCGGCGTTGGGCTCCTGGTTGATGGACACGTCCAGCATGAACATCACGCACCCAACCGACTTACCCGAGCCAACCGGCCCTCGCACGGCGGCGATCATGGGTCGATCCCGGTGAATTGCTTCGAATGTCGGGCTCGGGGAATAGGTGATGGTTCTAACCTCCATCGCCACTGCCCTGATTCATAAAGCCCAGGTTCCACATCACCTGGACGCCGCTGCTCTTGCCCTTGCGCAAGATCTCGTACTCGACCTTGGCCTTGGCGGTGAGCGCCCGGTCTTTCTCCATCAGCACTGTCTTGTGCTTGGTACTCTCGACGATATAGGGGATCTCGACGATGGTTTTCTCGAGCTGCATGATGCGACCAAGCACGCTATCCATGGCGCTCGTCGTTCTGGTGTAGAGCTTGTAGAGATCCATGCGCTGCTCTATGTCCAGCTCATCCTCTGGCAACTCCAAATCCTTGGCGATGCGCCCCAGGGTAATGACGCCGTTCCGGAAGCCGCAACGCATGGCAAGCAGCTCGTCCGATAGGTTGGCTCGCACTGCATCCTCGATCACCTCATCAGGAAAGAACTTGGCATACACACCATGCCGCTGGGCAGGCTGGGACACTTTACTGGTGCGAGGCTTGGGGGTTTTCTTGCGATGGTCGCGGTCTGGGTTGAGCGCGTCATTCACCGTGCCAGCAGTGCGACGCGGCGGCCGCTTCGCTGGCGGCTTCTTGTCTGATTTCTCGGTCATGGTTATCTGGTACAGCGCTCCAGTGCGTCGATGTAATCGAGCAGGCGAGCCGTGGACTCACCAGAAAGAGAAACCCCGCAGTTATGGGCGGGGTTTCATGGTCGCAGTGCGCAGGGAGTCATAGGCCCGCTCGCAGGCTAGTCCTGATGCTCGAGCTCTGTCATACGCCGCTGCCAGCTCACCCGCTCGTTCATCAGCCCGGCTGAGCAGGTCGGCGAGCACCATTGCAGGTTGTCCGGCTGCCTGGCCTCCTTGGGCAGTGCCGGGATAGCTGGCGCACTGACTTGCTCGGGCTGCCAGGCGACGGGCTTGCTCGCGCAACCGGCCAGACTCAACGCCAGCAGCAACGGCATCAGCTTGTGCCTGGGCGATTTCTTCTTGTGCATGGTTTCTCACCTCGTCAATTTCAGCCTGCCGGCGATTCTCTTCTTCCCGTGCGCCCTGCTCAGCCTTGGTTCTGGCGGTGGCGAGCCTAGCGGCCTCTTCATTCCACTTCGCCTGCCAAGTCTTGCGCTCCCCCTCTTCCCCAGCAGAATGACCGGAGCGATAGAGCGCCACCCCACCGCCCACCATGGAGGCTATCACCAGGGTGCCAGCCAGGAACGGCAACACCCTGCTTTGCGGGATCGACACCATCACTCCCCCTTGCACTTGGCATTGAGGCGCAGCCGGTCTTTCCAAAGCCCGGGGCATACCCGGTTCCCCGGCGCCGAGCAGTCTTGGTTGCCAGAGCGTTTGAACAGCAGGATTGCCTCACACGCCCCGGGATAATCGCCAACGTTCAGGCGCTTCACGATGGTGGAGCGACAGAAGGCCCCTGGTCCGATGTTGTGGGAGAGCTCGACATAGGCATCGAACTCATACTGATGGAGGGGGGTCTGGATGCAGGCCTTGATGGCATTCTCGAACACCCGCACCTCCCGAAGGCTCCTGTTCACCGCGCCGACGGGCGTGATGGTGTCACCCATCTTGACCCCTTCGGTGCTCCCAAAACCGATAGTGGGCAACTTGGTCCCGTGTACCGGGTCAGGGTAAGCCACTGGGCCATACCCCTCCCGATTCAGGATCCCCACAAAGCCGGCGGCGCTCAGCGTGAGAGCTGCGATTGCGATGCGGACCTTGCTCACTATGCACCTCCCTGCTGGCGACGCGGCTTGATGATGTTCGACCAGACAAACCACAGCATCTGCACAGCTATCCACATCAACGTGGCGGCCAGTACCCAATCATTGAGCGAGTACCCGGCCAGCGTCATGCCGGACACGACCACTGGCGGTGCGGACTTCGCCACCCCCGCCGCAGCCGCTGCCGTGGCCAATTCTTCCTCTTTCCCCATGCCCCACCCCAGAAACGAAAAAGCCCGCACAGTGGCGGGCCGGAAACGAAAAAGCCGGGCTCAATAAGAGTCCGGCTATGATGGGTAGATTTTGTGCCACGCGCCCGCAAATAGCAAGCAATCGCAGATATTGGCAACAGTCGGATTATTGACGGTTGGCGTTTTTGAGCATCAGTCCCATACCTGTGTAAGCAGCTGCCTTCACTATTGAGTTTCCAGCCTCTGACCCTTCCTCAAGGGCGGCAATGAATCGATCCTCATCAATCATCCCGCTTTCACCAATGGCTATAAGCGCTGCAGCCTTTACATCAGAGCGTCCGTCATGCGCGCCCACCAACAAGGTTTTAATCAACTTATCTTCGTTATTCATCACGCACTCCCGTGTTTGTGCTTACTTCATCTTCCGGTACCGTTCCACCTGCTGGAGGAAGAATTCCTGCATCTCACCCTTGTAGTTGCCGGCCTCACTCTCTGCTGGCGTCTTTATCTCCGGGTTCCTTTCCTTCCAGACCGCATAGGCGGCCGCCTTTTCTACTTCCACCCGCTCCTGCTGCTCGGGTGGCAAACTGCAAAGATTGTGGCTCATGGTGCCCTCCTGGTGCAGATGATACCCCACGCAGCGGGGAGGAAAAGAAAAAGGCGCCGCATGGGCGCCTAATCTGCTAGCTGAGTCATCACGCCACCCTGGCCTTGTCCAGGTACTGGTGGAACGCCCGAACCGCATCGGTATAGCAATACTGCAGCTCCTGTGTGGCACTGCGCTCTGCATCGCTGGCAAGCGCTGGGGCCGAGATGTACCCGGCGTGGCAGTGCGGACAGGTGTGCGGCTTTGGCTTGGTCAGTTCACCGGTACCGGAGCAGGCGGGGCAACGACCCCCCTGGGTATCCCGCTCACAGCGAGAGAGGATGAGGGCTCGCACCCGCACTGCGTTCTCGTGATCCCCCAACAGCTCCAGCTCCCTGGCCTGCTTCGCTTCGCGGCGCCCATAGGGGTGGTAGCGCTTGTAGAGGCGCAACAGTCGCTCACTGTCCCTTTGCAGGCCGGTGACACTCATCACCGCACTGGGCGGGTAGCTGCCGACCAGTTGGCGCAGGGAGACACCATCACCCAGGTGACGAGCACGCAGCACCATCACCCCGACCGGGTGCAGGCGATCGGCATGCGCCAGGGCAGCTAACACTTCCTCCCGGCTTGTGCCTTCCGGTGAGCGGCCGGCACGCTGGGACTCTGCCTCGATGGATGCCGCCCTGGGGGCGTGCAGTTTGATAAGAAGCTCGATGCTCATGGTTTGGTCCTCTGGTCTGGGTCCTGATTGAAGGCGGCGAGCAGCCAGGCGCGCAACTGGCCGGACTTGATGTGTTCTGGGGTGACTTCCAGCACGGTCCACCCCAGGAGCTGGGCTGAGTTCATTTTTTCTCTGTCTTTTGTGAACCCAGTTCCTCTGGTGTGCCTGCCACCAATGTGTACTCCACCATGGAATTCAATGGCCAACTTAATCTCTGGCCAGGCAGCATCAAAGCGCCACCTCCTTGACTGGTGGAATCTGTACTCAGTGCGGTGTGGAGGAAGATCGGCAAGAAGCGGAACAGCCTCCAAAGGAACACCTGGGTTGGCTATCTTCTTCCCTTTGCCGTTCTTCGCGCGGGCTTGGATGAGGCGAGAGGCTTCCAATGAGGACAGATGTATCACACCATCCTCCCTACTGCCCTTTCTACGCACAGGGTAAGCCCCGGTTTTATTTTTTCTATCTCAGGCGACATGACGCACAGGTGCTCAAGCTTTCTCCGCTTCCACGCCGCGTGCGCTTTATCGGGAGAATCAAACCGCCCTATTGACTCAACTTTTTTAGTAACCGGGTTGTTGCATTTGGCCCTAAAACTACCCGATGACGTATCAAAGTACACACCTATTGGGTAGGCACCACGAGACCCTTTGCTATCTGTAATAAAATTATTCAACCATCTCGGAACAAAAACACAGTTGCTCGGAGAGTACTCCCTTGCCCCGAACATGATGTCTTTATCAAGGTGGTATCCATCCACATAGTTCTCATCAAACCATTTCTTAAATGACATGAAATGATGCCATTCATCACATACAGTAACCCCTATGTATGCTGGATATCTTGCTTGATATACCTGTGAATAAGCCCGCCTCAACATGCTATTCCAAGTGCTATAAGCCGGACACAAGACGTTTTTGCCGGCGATTTGATGACTTATCTGATAATCGGCATCATTGACACCCACACCGAAAACCAGGCCTTTTGTACCTCTAGTCATGCGGCCCCCTTTACACTGACAAGCCCGCGCACCACCCAACTATGCAGCTGACGGGTCAGGGCGCTATAGGTGACCTCTTCACGCTCCCCGGGCTGCCAGTCGTAGGCAATACGGCCATCAATGGCGTCATGGCAAGCACAACACGCCTCAACCGCCACCAAATCATCCCCTTTGAGGGCCATCCCATGCGGGGCGCTTGGCAGGTGAGCCAGCACAGTGGTTTCAGTGCCACCAATGCAGACCCCGGCAAGCTGGATCTTGCAGAGCTGACCGCGAGCACCATCGCGCAGGTCGCTGGAGCGGATTGGGCTGGTCTCGAATCTCATCCGGCAAACCCCATCAGCTGGGCGCAGGCGTTCTCAGCCTCCTCCTCGGTGGCAAACTGCTTGCTCAGCACATAGCGCCAGCAGACCCCGAACACAGCCCGGTACAGGTCGGAGAACTCAGCCTGATCCATCTTGGCAAAGCTGACGCTCTTGGCCTCCTTGCGCATGCCGCCATCCGGCAGCATCACCACGGTGTAATAACCGGCCTCGACGGTGAGCCACTTGCGCATCACCTCAAACGACTTCTCAGCCTGGGGACCGTGGCGCTCGATACGACCGCTGGCTAGCTGGTCGATAAACTCATCCTTGGCCTTGTCCAGCACGTTGCCGGCGCCGAACTGAGCGAGGTAGCGAACAAACCTGGACAGGATCCCCTGCTCAGCCGGTGAGACCATGCCGCCAGTCGGCTCCCAGTAATCGAAAGTCAGGTTGAGCAGGGCGAAGAAACGGCGGTGAAACGCCAGATTGCGGCGTCCCTTGCCCTTGGCCAGGATGGTGGTACCGATCGGCATCAGCTTGATGGCTTCGGCATCGGCCGGAGTGGACGGGGCGAGCACCCCGCCGGACATTTTCAGAAGGGTAAGCTCCATGGTTATGCTGCCACCTCGCCGGTCAGGTTCAAGCACAGTTGGAGCTTGGCGTGGATAACTGCCTGCTCCTGGTTCAGCGCATGCTTCTCGATACGGCGGCGGGCCAGACCTTGCCCATGCATCGAGCCATTCGCAACGGATACCGCCTCTCGACGGGTGAAGTCGCGCTGCCAGTGGGTAAGCTCATGGGTGATGCGGATTTTCTCGGCCATCCAGTTGAACGCACGGATGTAGAGCAGTTTGAATTGTGCAGCTTTCTTGCCGGTGAACCCCATAACCAGGAATACCATGCCGTCTTTCGTCATCAGGTACTCGGGTCTTGGATCGCCATTTTTATCAATGAAATCAGTCAGCTCAAAATTGAGCGCGGTAAATTCCTCATCACAGTCCAGCAAGCGGATAGCTCGCAGCACGTTGCGATGATCTTTCCCAAACTGCTCAGCGACCTGGCGGGAAGTGGTAAACGCCTCCCCGTGCTTGGCGATCACCAGCTCACGGAATTGGGCCTCTTGGGCCTGGGTCAGATTGCTCATCCTCACCCCCGCTTGGACTTGTTGCGGCGCTTGGAGGCGGCACGCTGACGCTGTGCGGCCCGGTCATTGCGCGGGTTGGGGATGCAGAAGCCATGGCCAGGCTTGAAATCAAGCGGGTTGAACCAGGGCGATTGGGCAGCAGTGGCGGCCAGAACGGCTGCGATAGCGTGGGTGAATCTCATGCTGCCACCGCCTTAGCCGCAACGGCTGCCGCAGTGGGGAACGGGGTCAGGTGGTAATGCCAAACCTGCTTGCCGTTGATGTTCTTGTTGCTGGAGTGTTTTACCCAGCCATGGCAGCAGACTTCGCGCAGGCGGGCGCTGATGGCGGTTTGGGTGTCAGCTTGGCCGTAGCGGCTCCAGCACTCGCGCTCGATATCGCGCAGGGTGCGGGCTTTTCCGTCGCGCATGATGGCAATCACTCGTCCCAATTGGGTCGCAACGGATAGATCTCGGGTGTTCGATTTTGCGGTCATGGTCGGGTCCTTTTGGTCAACGGCCGGGTGGTCTAAGTCCGGCCTGAAACATGTTACGGCGCGATATACCGATTGTCACGGGTTGGCAAGCGCCTCCTTTCCAGAGTTATCCACAGCTCCATTTGCAACACCACCTCTCAACACCAGTACTGGCGCGCCTCTCAGCCGTTTGACCTCCTCCGCCACTTGCTCAGGCGTCGTGTCCTGCACCAGCCAGTGCCCTGCCCCTCGCTGGCAATCGGTGTGTCCCAGCACGGCGATTTCGTCTGCCACCTCCAGCAGCACCCGCTCCCCGCACCATCCCCGAACGGGCGGATAGATCACCACCCGGCAGAATTTAGCGGCCTTGACCGCGGCGATCACATCAAGATTGAACATTGGCCATCCCTCCACGCTTGAACAGGGCCTTGAGGCTTTCCACACCACGCTGGCCGGCTTGCTGGTAATACTCCGGGCTGTGCTGGACCTGCTCACGCGTTGGCAGCCCTTTGCGCACCTCCACCCCAAGATCCTCTCCGGCAACGACCCGGCGCAGCAGCTGGGCGTATGCCTGCTCGAACACAGGGCGGTACTCATCCAGACTGAGCGTTTGGCGTTCCCAGCTCGTTGCCTTGGCTGCCAGCTCGACGGCTGGATGGGTGTAACGCCGGGTGCGAACCTCGACCAGCGCGGTATCCAGCGACGGCAGTCCCATCGACTCAGGCGTGATCTGGCACCACCTGATAAACCTGCTGGTGCTAGGGAACCACTCTCCGCCCTGACTTCGTGCGGTTCGCATTCCCTGACTCAGCTGGTCACGGCTGGTGCAGTTGGCCTCGACCAGCGCAACCGTCCACTCTCGCAGCGCCCTTGCCTGCATCTCGGGATTGGGGAAGGCCCGCTGCCAGGCAGGGAAGATCACCTTGAGCTGCTCGAACAGCATGGCGACCACCTTGGTATCTTGCTCGGTTACCACTGCAGCAACCGGGCGCACTGGCGTGACCGGTAACTCGCTCGGCATACCAGCAAGGACCTCGCTTAACGGTTTCATGGTCATCAGAACCCCTCCTGAATCAACTGGTTGAGCTTGTCTGCGTTCATGGTCTTGGTCAGATCCCACTCATCGCCACGCACCGGCTGGCGCACCACACCAGCACGCTTGGCGGTGAGTTTGTCCCACTGCTTGCGCAGGGTCTTGGGGCACAGCACGTTGGCAGACCAGAACGGGTCAAGGTTGGCCCATTTGAACAGCGAGCAGATATCGTGATGGGTGTACCCAAGTTGGGTTCGCATCAGGCGGATATCGTTCGCCCACTGCGCCCAGTTGGGGGCCTTGGCTGTGGGGTTTACTACCAGCACCCTGCCGTGGATGTATTCAGCGCAGGTCAAGTCATCCTGAGTGCCCCAGAATTTCCCACTCGGGGTCTGGATGGCAGCATCTGGCCGAATCTTCTCGACAGCAGCAGGAACCGATTCAGCAGCTCCTGCGTCGGGGAGCGCGTCAGCGTTCTTCGACGAAGAGGTTTTTATATTGTCTTGGGTAAGACTGTCTTGGGTGTTGGGTGTTTTCACCTGATTTGAAATGTCAAAACACCTAGAAATTTGGGTGATTCCACCCGGATTTTTTTGGGTGTTTTCACCCGGTTTTTTCTTATTGCTAAGCAGGTTATTTGGTCGTTTTTCTCTGGAGTATTCCCACTCACTGATCACCTTGTTTACTCCCACAATCTTCATATGGCCAAGCTTCTCAAGGGTGATAATTCGACGACGTGCCAGCACCTGCAAAGCCTTGTTCACATCGGACGGATCCAAGTCGCACAGGTCTGCCAAATAGGTGTTTGTGAGGCGGTCTCGCTTCTTGTTCCAACCATAGGTGGAGTAGATCACCGCATCAAGGACGTTGAGCTCTCTCCCTGCCATGCGTAACTTGCACTTGGCTTTCTGGATCTCATTTGCCGTGCGGGTATACCCATCATCAAGGTCAGCCACGCGAACCTCCTTCAGGGGTGATTGTGGGGCGCTAGGACCCGGGAATTTGATAACGGTGTTCACGCCGCCACCTCCTGCTCGGTGAATTCACACCCCGGGCATTCAAATGAGCGGTCATCGGTACCGGTGCGCAGCTCGCTGCCGCATTGCGGGCAGTGATCCAGATCGGCACAAAGGGGGTGGCCCAGCGGGGCCGTTGGGTTCATGGTCATGTTGAGGTCCTGAATTAACAGCCCGGTGGTGAGGCGGGCCTGATTGATAATGGTTATGCGCTTGGCTGCTTCTCGGCGCGTTCGATCTTGCGGGCCATCAGCTCGCGGGAAAGCCGGGTCGCGGTACGGTCAGTACCAGCGGCCTGCGCAATGGTGATCACCGAGTCATCGTCCAGATGCAGGGCCAACTCGTGCATTACGGCCTTGAGGACTACGTTATCCCGATCGGTGACATGCTCGGGTTTCGGGCGTGGTTTGGTATTGCTGAACATGATTGTTATCTCCCTAAAACGAAATTGATGAGATCTTTGAGCTTTTGCACCGGCTTCTTGGGGCGCTCCTCGTCATAGATGGCCTCATCTTGCGGCGAGAAGGTCAGCAGGCCGCGCTCTGGCAGGCCATCCCCTTTCAGGATCTCCTCGACCGTGACGGGCGGGTAACCCTGCTCGATAAGGCTCCGATTGGCCCGTTTGACGGCCCTCGCCAAGATGCCGGGCTCGTGCTGAGATATGGCCTTGAGCAGGATCAGCAATGAAGCGCGCGCAAATGCGGTTTCAGTCATGCCACACTCGGCGCCTACTTCCTGCCATACCTGGCGCTGGGCCGGGGTGCCGCGCACCCGCAGCGGGGAGCGGGTGCTCATATTTTCATGATCGGGGAGCGATACTCTTCCCATGGGGTTGGTCCTCTGTGTTGGATAGAAAAGCGGGCCGGTGGTCAGGCGGCCGATTCGTTATCGATGAGGGTCTTGCCGATTTCGGCCAGCTCCTCGTAGCAATTGAGATTGAAGGAGCAAACGGCCGCGCCGCTGATGAGGCATTGCTGAGCAATCATCGCCTCACGGATCCGCAGCAGGCGCTCAAGGAGCTCGGCATCCTGCGGGTTGGCACTGTTCAAGAGACCCAGCTCGTTGGTGATGGTGTCGATTTCACTCCGAACAGCCTCGGCAACGGCATTGATCTCGTGAAGGAGGCGATCGGCGTGAGAAGTCATAGCGGTCATGTGTCTGTCCTTAATGGGTTAGGAGTTGAGCATGGAGTTGCGCAGAGCGTTGATTTTGTTAGTAACCTCCATTTTGGAGTGGGTGCTGACCAATGGCTGAACCTGACAATTCAGCTCTTTCTCGGCCTGGTATTTGCCCCACTCACCCGCGATCCACTGCACACCTTTCGGGGTAAACACGGTCTTGGCAAATGCGTAGTTATTTCGTTCAGCAGTTCCCGTTTTCACCTCAAAGCGACCGGCGTCAAGATGCTGGGCGTATGCCATCCACTGACCACTGAGTTGGTACATGTAACGCTTGGCACACAGGAAGGCGCGAAACTCATGCTCTTTTGCCTTGAGCAGCTTGGCTACCTCACGAAAACCAAGGGATCCGCCACAGTAGACGTAGTTGTCGAAGAAGTGGCTCTTGTGGGCATTGGCCGCAATGGTCTGTTGAGCGGCTGCCAGCTCTTGGCTTTTACGGTCGATCACCGACTGCGCCACCATCAGCGCCTTGGCCATGATCAGCTCCGGCGCGTCCTGCTCCTGACCGGCAATGTAGCCGCCATGCTTGCGGATGCTGGGCAACACTTCGAAGGTGACCCAGCGCTTGAACAGCTTGGCCTCCGGCTTGCGGCTACGCAGGATTGCAGAGTAGAGGCCGGATTCGTTGATAGTTATCTGCTCTTGGCTTCCGCCAAGGGTCTGCACAATAGACAGACCCTTTTCATCGTCATCAAGGTGGCGGGTCATGGCAGATGCTTCGGTGTATTCCAGTACCTTGGCAATATCAGCCGCCACGAACCACGGCTCTCCCTGCTGGTCGGTAATGATGCGAATGTTGTGCCCTTCAAAGGCCTTGCTAATCAGATTGGTCATGGTCTTGGGTCCTGTTGGTGGTTCAACTGCTGGTTAGGCAGCTTGGTCTTGAGTCTTGCTGAGGGAGTAATCCTCCAGCCCCAGTCGCAGCTCGCCATTGCTGGCAATAACAAAGCTGACGGCATGCTGGGCGGGAACTACCTCTCCCCATGTCACAGCCACGCTACGAGCGATACCGATCGCCTTCATAGCGCGGGACATATTGCCGAAATGGCTGATAACTTCTTTCTTCTTCATTGGTCGGGGTCCTTATGGTATTTGACAATACAAGAGCCATTATGTTTCTGGATTGCGAACAAGTCAACGATCGACAAACGAGAGGTGATATAGGTCAAAATGAGGGAGTTTTTATTTATTCGAACGAGATAGACATGACCTCTTTTAGAGACCGACTGGAATACATGCTAAAAGAGCGTGGATGGAAGCAGGCCGATCTGGTGCGCAAGTCAGGAGTGAGTAAGGCGGTGATATCCGTACTGCTGTCTGATCCGCTCAAGGATCTGCGTGTCAGTAGCTTGCTCTCTATCGCCAAGGCGCTCGGCTGTGACCCGCTATGGCTCTATACCGGCAAAGAGAGCGGCACCTATGTCGCTGACACACATCTCGGTAAAGTGGCTGTTTGGGAAATGGCGGATCTAACCAAGCACCCAACAGACGCCCTCTACACGCTGGATGGAAGGGGCACCATATACAGCGATTACGACGGTCAGCTGATCGGCATCATTGCTAACGATGACAACCTCGCAGGATCCGGCATCAAGAGCGGCGATATATGTGTTATAGACCTTGCAGACCGAACGCCGCGCCATAACGACGTGGTGCTGGCGAGGATAGTTAACAGCGAGCAGGATCGGTTGCTTAAAGCGCTGGATGGACTCTCTGGCATTACGCTGGTAACGGACGATCCGCGCCTGGGTGTAGTGCCCATCAAGGATGCAATCGTCTTCGGCCGCATGGTTGAGCTACGCAGAGATGTAAAAGAGTAACCCCCCCTGTCTCAGCAAAGCCCGCATCACGCGGGCTTTTTTGTGCCTGTCACTCACCGGTCAAAACACTCGCAAAAAAATAGTTCGCAAAACCGAATGTTTTTTGTTGACGATTAAGTTCGAGAATATTAACCTTTGCCTTGTTCGGTAAAACAATCAAGTAAGCAAAGACCGACGAAAGAAAACCTCCGGATCTGGCGGAGTGAAAGACCAGTAAAGAATTGAGTACCACTCGGCAATCAGGACCCAGCCCCTAACCAGGGCAGAAGTGAAAAGCGCCTGACCAGCGCGTAAGAACGACAAAGCCCGCACAGGGCGGGCTTTGAAGGACCAGGGTACCACCCCCAGTCAGAGACGGCCGGGGGACCAACCCCGACAATCAGGACCCCAACCAGTTGACCCGGTGGGTATTAGCGAGGACCAACTCGCCAACAGGAGTAAATGTACCATGACCAAGAGCATTTTTTCCAGAGCCGCGCATCACGCAGACCAGATCCTCTTCGCCATCGCCGACAAGCTCAATGGCAACGAAGCCCGCCGCCGCGCCATCCGTCAGCGCCTTCATGTGGCAATGCTGGCCTCAGAGCAGCACCGCATTGTGGCAGCCCGCGCAGCCCAGCGCCGCACCACAGGCTTTACCAAGCACAGCGCCCTCCTCCACTGGCGCATGCAGTTTCACCGCTCCGCAGTTTGATAACAGGGTCGAGCCCTCCCACGCATAGGGCTCAAGCCAAGACGCATTTAATAGACACCGCGAGTGTGTCTTGGCTTCGCTCACGCCAAATTCGGCTGAGCTCGCTCTTTAACAACCAGGACAGGGCCGTCACCGCTCGCAATCTGCTGGCCCGGCAGATCGCCATTAACCCGTCAAACCGGAACATGGCGCTGGAAGGTGACAGCTAGCCACTGGCAACAGTGGCCAGCCTGGAGCCCATTGCATCAGTGGGTTGCAGGCTGACAGTCGCCCCAAACAGATCCATAATACCCCTTCAAACAACAAGGAGGGTGTATGAATCGATTGGGGATAATGATGTTGGCGGCGGCATTGCTTTGCCTGCCAATAACAGCTACAGCACAAGTTTCACCCATGGAATGGATGACGGATAATGAATGCAAAACGGTGTCATCAATTTACCCAAATGGGAAGCGAGCCGTTATGCTCACCCTGCTTTACACCGGCCAGATTAGCGTTTCGCTCGCTGGTTCACTTGCAACTGAAGATGATCGCCAAAATCCTAGGCTAAAGCAGAAGCAAGTATTAACGGTGAATGGGGTAAAGTTACTTACAGCAACAAAATATGCAGCAGGGACCAATTCACTACTCCAGCTACCCATGACACAGGAAGGGCAAGCGACACTTCGTGAGGCGGTACGGCATGGCAAGCCTGTGACATTCCGCTATTACAGCAATACAGCAACGGCATACTTCCCGCCTTTAGCTGAAGGGGAAAAGGCACTTGCCGAGTGCAAGTTACCACTGTGAATCAAAACAAATAGCCAAGCCCGGCAACCGCTGGGCTTTTTCATGGATTGACAACCATGCCAATGTTTCTAGATACTATAAAAGCAACGGCAAAATCCGTTGCCGGGATTGGCGTCCCGTTCGACTTAAAGCGCACCAACACGCGCCAGCGTGTTTTTTTATGTGCGGCCCAGTAGTACCCGCAATTTCAGTTATGGCGGGCTGGGTGGGGGCCCTTCGGGGCGCCGGTTTCTTTGAGTCCCGGTACGCCAACCCTGCCCAGTTCGCCACCAGAAAATTGGCGTTGATGGTGGCGATTTATCTGACTCAGAGGATCTCATCATGAACACTCAGCTCACTGTAGCCAATCACTCCATATCCATTACTGCCAACGGCATGTACAACCTCAACGACCTGCATAAAGCTGCCATCGCCCAAGGCAAGGCCACCGCATCGCACAAGCCCAGCGAGTTCAAGCGCTTCCATAGCGACTTTATCGCGGCGGTAGAAGCCAAAGCGGGCCTGCCCGCTTTGGTAACCACGAGGGGTGGCAACAGGCCAGGCACATGGGCTGTTGAATTGGTAGCCATGAAATACGCGGGCTGGATTGATACCACTTATGAAGTCGATGTTTACGCCGCAGCTCAAGCCGCCCGTCGCAGCGAAAGCGAGGCACTGCACCGCCAGCTTGCCGAGCTGACTGATAACGACATCCCCTTCCCGCCCGTTGCCAGCGAACTACACAAATGCAGCGGCCAGCAGCTGGCCAAGGCCCTCTGCCACAAGCTGGGCACCACCCGTTACATGCTCAGTATCGAGCCAGACAGTGGCAGCATGAGCGGCCGCCACGGCGGTGACTGCCTCACCCTCTGGCCGGTTGCCGACTGCGCCCACGTCATTGACCCCACCGACCCGCGCGACATGCAGCGCATGCTCGACCTGATGAGCAATGACGACCTGACCGACCTGATGAAGCTGACCCTGGCCTCCGTCACTCGGCGCACCAAATCGCTGATGCAGCCACGCTAACCAGCGCCAGTTTCAACCAACAACCCCAGCCATCGTGCTGGGGTTTTTGTTTTTAACCACCCAAGGACCCCGACCATGAAAAATCTGACCGAAGCCCAGGTGATGGAATTTCGCGGCGCAATGGTGCCCCGCACTGAACACCGCTACAGCGTGAGCGTCGAACCCAGCGCTGCAGAACGCCGCAGCGCCCACGAACGCACCGCCACCCGCCGCGCCATCGAGGAGTATCACGAGAAGCGCGCCCTGCGGCTAGAAATGGAGATGTAGCGCTATGACCAGCGAAACCACCATGCTCGCCCTTCTGGAAAGCCGAGAGGCAGAGGCGAACGCCGAAGCTGAGTGGGTTGCCCGGTGGGTTGAGACCAACTTCCCGCTGCTTCTAACCGGCCAGCTCGACACCGATGCCGCCACCCTGCTCGCCGAGGTGGACCCAGAGCGCGCCGCCCAACTCAACCAAGCCATCTACCTGTTGATGGCCTCCGGCGACAAGGTGCCGCTCACCCAGATTATCCAGCAGTTGATGGATGCGGCACTGAAAGCCATGGCCAAACAGGCATGGAATGACCACGTTGCCCAGTTGCACGACGCTATGAGCGACGAGCAGTTTGAGCAATACCAGCACAGGAGCGCAGCATGAACGCCGCCGTCGATACCAGCCTGGCCCTGCCGCAAGGGCTGGTGCTGGGACTCTCCAACGAGGAGTACCACTCCGGCCCCGGCATCAGCAAATCCCAGCTCGACGACATCGCCGAGAGCCCAGCCACATACATCTGGCGCAAAAGCGCGCCGGTCGATGAGGAAAAGCTCAAGGCGCTGGACATGGGTACCGCCCTGCACTGCCTGCTGCTGGAGCCGGAAGAGTTCAAGGAACGCTTCATCATCGCGCCTGAGTTCAACCGCCGCTCCAACGCTGGCAAGGAGGAAGAGAAGGAGTTTCTGGCCAACTGCACCGAGCTGGGCAAGACCATCCTCTCGTTCGAGGATGACCGCAAGCTGCAGCTGATGCGCGAAAGCGTGTTCGCCCACCCAGACGCCCGCTGGCTGCTGGAGCAGGACGGCATCTGCGAGGGATCGCTCTACTGGACTGACCGCGAGACCGAGGAACTATGCCGCTGCCGGCCAGACAGGATGCTGACCGGCCACCCCATCCTGGCCGATGTGAAGAAGGTGGACGACATGAGTCGCTTACGGCGCCACGTCGAAGAGTTCCGCTACCACGTTCAGGACGCCATGTACTCCGATGGCTATCGGGAGATCTACGGCGAGATCCCGGACTTCATCTTTATCGCGGTCAGCTCATCCATTGAGTGTGGCCGCTATCCAGTGCGGGTTCGCCCGCTGGAGCAGGAGTGGAAAGAGGAAGGCAAAGACCTCTACCGCCGCGACCTGCGCAAATTCCACGAGTGCCGCGTCAATAACGACTGGCACGACCTGATACCACTTACCCGCCCGGCATGGGCAAGGAGAGCAGCGTGAGCAACATCGCAATCATCAAGCAGCAGGCGGCGGAGAATTTCGCCGCCGAGTTCCCCATCTTGGCCCAGCGCGGTATCGATGAGCCAACCTGGAACGCCCTGTGCAACACCATCTACCCAGGCGCCAACCCCGACTCAGTGGTCATGGCCATTGACTACTGCAAGGCGCGCGGGCTGGACATCCTGCTCAAGCCGGTACATTTGGTACCCATGCAGGTCACCGATGCTCGCACCAAGGATAAGGTGTGGCGCGATGTGCCGATGCCCGGTATCGGCATGTACCGCATTCAAGCAGACCGCTCCGGCAACTACGCCGGTGCTGATGAGCCTGTGTTTGGCCCTGATGTGACCGAGGAGTTCCAAGACCCCTACAACCAGCAAAACAAGATCAAGGTCACCTACCCGCAGTGGTGCAAATACACCGTCTACAAGATGATCGACGGCCAACGGGTCGCCTTCCACGCCCTTGAGCGCTGGAAAGAGAACTACGCCACACAGAGCGGCAAGAGCGAGTGCCCAAACTCTATGTGGCGCAAGCGTCCGTATGCCCAGCTGGCCAAGTGTACCGAGGCGCAGGCGCTGCGTAAGGCGTGGCCGGAGATTGGCAGCGAGCCGACCGCCGAAGAGATGGAAGGCAAGGAGATCATCATCAACGAGATCCCTGGCGCACAGGTGCAGCAACAGAAAGCGCAAAACCGCACACTTGCCGCCATGAAAGGCAGCATGGATCAGCCGGTGACGCTCGAAGCTGAGCCGCAGCAACATGCTGAACCGCACATCGAAACGGTCGAGCAGGTTGACCACGCCAGCGCCTACGCTGACCACAGCGCCGCCATCGAGGGCGCATCCTCCGGCGAGGAGTGGCAAAGAGCCTACACCGCCGCGTGGGAGTGGGCTAACGGCACCGGCGACCCGCAGATAGTCAAAGGCATCAAGCAGATCGCTGGCGAGCGCAAGCGCCAACTTGACCAGCCGCAAGCGTAACCAACCACTTCAACCCATCCAGCCCGCCAACCAGCGGGCTTTTTTATGGATCACCGCCACAAGGACCCCGACATGACCGAACAAGCCAAGACCGACACCGCCCAAACTCAGCTGGTTGTCATCGAACCGACCACCGCCGTTGCCCTGTTTACCGAGGGCCAAGGGGTGACTGAGCTGTTGGCCGATATCCGCCAGAAGGCATCCAGCCTGGTGCCTGACGTGACCACCGCCAAAGGTCGCAAGGAGATCGCCAGCATCGCCTATGCCGTAGCCAAGACCAAATCACATCTGGATGGTGTCGGCAAAGAGCTGACCGCCAAGTACAAGGAGATCCCGGCGCGAATTGACGCCAACCGCAAGTTGATCCGCGACACCCTGGACGCCCTGAAAGACGAGGTGCGCGCCCCGCTCACCCAGTACGAAGCGGCAGAGGAAGCCCGGGTGGCAGCACTGCAATCCCGACTGGCCCGCCTCAACGAACTGGGATCCTATGCCAGCATCGAGATCGCCGCCTCCGACCTGCAGGTCATGCTGAATGAGGTCGAGCAGAACGCCCTGGACGACACCTGGCAAGAGCTGCTGCCACAGGCGACCGTCGCCAAGGAGCTCGCAGCCAAGCGCCTCGGCGAGGCCCTGGCAGCCCGCCAGAAGTACGAAGCCGAGCAGGCAGAGCTGGAGCAACTGCGCCAGAAGCAGGCCGAACAGGATCGCATCGACCGCGAGCGCCTGATAGCCGAGCAGGCGGCGGAGCAAGCCCGCCGGGAGGAAGAGAATCGCCAGCGCCTGGAGCGTGAAGCCGCCCAGCACCGCGAGCAGGAGGCCCAACGCCAAGCCCAGGTGGCACAGCAGGCTGCAGAGCAGGCCCGGCGTGATGCCGAAGCCGCCGAGCTGGCCCGCCAGCAGGCCGAAGCCAACGCTGCACGCATGGCAGAGGAGGCTGCCGCCCGCGCCGCCGAGCAGGAGCGTCAGCGCATCGAGTTGGAGCAGGCTCGCAAGCAACAAGAAGACGAGCGTCGCGCCGCCGACATGGAGCACCGCCGCACCATCAACAACGCCATCCTGATGGATCTGATGGGCCTGGGGATCGAAGAGGGCAAAGCCATCAACCTCATCAAGCACATCGCCAACAACAAGATCGCCCACCTGACCATCAACTACTGACCACCTCGCCCCACCACCAACGGGGCTTTTGCACTCCCAGAGGACCAACCATGACCACGCTAAACCCCAGCGAGGCGACCAGTCTCGCCCTGAACACCCTCACCAGCCAGATCCGCAACATCCTGCTGATGCCGGACGGCCCGGCCAAGGCCGCCATCGGCAGCTTCGAAACCCTGCTCACCGCCAACCTGACCATGATCAGCGAGGCCGCCAACGCCCACATCAACGAGTTCAATGTCCTAGTCGGTGAGCTGGAGGCGCGGGATAGCGAGCTGCTCACCCAGGCCATCCTGGTCAGCGAGCTGCGCCAACAGGCAGCCGAAGCCGAGCAGCGCATTACTACCGCACGACAAGAAGGCGCCACCGGGTTGGAAGCCAAGGCCGACGAGCTCTACAAGGCCCAGCGCGCCCTGAACGATGTCCAGACCAAATACAGCGCCCTGCAATACAACGCCCGCCAGCTCGAGCGTCAACTGGCCGACCTCAACGCCATGGATCCGGCAGGCATGAAACGCCGCATCAAGGAGAAGAACGAGCTGCTTGAGGAGCAGCGCACCGCCATCGCCAAGCACAAGAGCAATGAGGCCGCCTACCGAGCTGAAGTGTTGAAGCTGGAGCGCCGTATCAGTGAGCTGCTGGGCGCCATCAACGAGCAGGATCGCGAGCTTGAGCGCCGCCACACCGTCATCATGGAGCTGGAGAGCAGTCGCGCCGCCAAGCTGATTTGGGTCAAACACCTCGCCAAAACCTACAAGGGCGAGGATGGCACGCTCTGGAACTGCTACCTGGTTGATCACGGCCTGCAATCGAACACCACCTACCTCATCAACGACCTCAGTTGGAAGCTACACGCCATGAAGTCCGATGGCTCTGGCTGCTCGGTCATGTTGAGCCAGTGGATGAACCCCATCTACCCGACGCCCTATGGTGCCGGGGCCCCTGATGCCATGACGCGGGATATCTTAGCCTTCATGCAGGAAGCTCTGGAGCAGAGCCACCCGCACTTGCAGCCGCGAGCAGAGTGGGCCAAGACGGTCAGTATCCACGAATGCGGCCTGCCTCCTCGCACCATCAAGCCGCTGGAGGATGCCGGGATCGACACCCTCTACAAGGTGATGAGCCACCAGGGCAACAAGCTGAACAAGGTGAAGGGGATCGGCGAGAAGCTGGTCGGCCAGATCGTCTACGCCTGCGAGCTCAAGGTGAAGCTGTGGGAGGAGCAGTTCGCAGCCAGCCAGCAACAGGAACAGCACAAGGAGGCGGCATGAAACAGGAGATCCTGCTTTACCTGCTGGAGACTATCGCCAGCACTGAGGCTGATGACATTGATGGCGACGGCTTCGATATGGTGTGGGAAGACGACCTTGGCCGTGAGGACTGGAGCACTGAATCCATCACCGAAACAGCTGAGCGCGCAGCGGTTGCCATCAAAAACCTTTCCAGCGCCTACGAGTTCCTTGCAACAGAGTTCGGAAAGGTGATGTATCAGGCCGGATTCAGTGAAAGCGCCGAGGCGGCCAAGCAAGATGCCATGAGCTGGCTCAACCAGCGCCCTGCAGTTGACGAGGAGGATCAAGCCGATGGCAATTCTGATTGATAGCGGCACCCCGGCCAGCGATAAGAACTTCTGGGCCACCACCTGGGAGTGTTTCGCCGATGCGCAGGCGCTCTATGGTCGCAACTTCGAGTGCGATGTGGCCGCCGAGCCGCTCACAGCCAAGTGCAGCCGCTACTTCACCAGTCACCTGCTGCTGGAGCGGTTGCTGGACTACCGCACCAGTGATGATGTTCGCGCCCAGATGCGCGAGGCTGAGCTGGCTGGCACTGTCTGCGTGGGTATCGACAGTCTCAACCTTGACTGGCCGGAGCACTGGTGGTGCAACCCGCCGTTCGACCTGAAACCCGAGTTCATCACGCAGGCAAGACGGCAGCAAGCCAATGGCAGTCCCGGGATTATGCTACTCCCATACGAGCCGCTGACGACTTGGTGGCGCCGCTTGCTGGCCGAGGATGTGATCATCTACGAGCCGGATGGCCGCTACCAGTTCTACGAGCGCGACGGCGTGACCAAAAAGAACGGGGCCAACTTCGGTTGCGCCCTGATTGCCTTCCCCACCATGAAGGTTGGCGCATCACCACGCATCCCATTTGTACGCGGCATCGGCTCCAGAAAAGCGGCCTGATACCCACCAGTTACTAACCGCCTCCATCACAGATTCTGTTGATAAGTCGAGGAACCCCATGAAAGACACAGATAACCCCTACTGCGGCGCGGTAGTCATCGGGTTGGGCGTCGTCATGCCCCACCCCAAGCTGCGCGGCAAGTTTGTACTGCCAGGCGGGACCATCTGCAACCGGTCACAAGCCGAAGCGGCCGCCAAGAAAATCCACGACCTGCAGGCGAAAGCCCGCAACTAACCGACCAAAAGGACCCCTGACCATGTGGTTTAAAAACCTTCAAGTGTACCGTTTTACCCGCCCGTTCGACCTGACCGTTGAGCAACTGGAAACCCAACTCGAAGCCTGCGCCTTCACCCCCTGCGGCAGCCAGGATATGTCCCGCTTCGGCTGGACTCGCCCGCTCGGCAAATTCGGCAGCACCCTCACCCACTCCGCCAACGGCCAAATCCTCATCTGCGCCCGCAAGGAGGAGAAGATGCTGCCAGCTACCGTTGTCAAAGAGCAGCTGGCCGAGAAAGTAGAGGCGATCGAGTTCGAGCAGGGCCGCCCCCTCAAAAAGAAAGAGAAGGAGGCGCTGAAAGAGGAGCTGCTGCATACCCTGCTGCCCCGCGCATTCAGCCGCACCGCCAACACCTACGCGTGGATCAACCCGGCAGACGGCCTGCTGATGGTCGATGCCCCCTCCGCCAAGAAGGCCGATGACGTGCTGGCCCTGCTGCGCAAGTCCATCGGCAGCCTGCCGGTGGTACCGGTAGCACTCAAAAACCCGCCAGAAATCACCATGACCGAGTGGCTGCAAGAGGGCAACCTGCCTGCCTCCTTCACCCTGGAAGATGAATCCGAGCTGCGCAGCGCCATGGAGCACGGCGGCATCGCCCGCTTCAAGCAGCAGGATCTGATGACTGACGAGGTAAAAAACCACCTCGCCAACGACAAACTGGTCACCAAGCTGGCCCTCTGCTGGCGTGAAAGCATCAGCTTCGTGCTGGGTGATGACCTCTCCATCAAGCGCCTCAAGTTCAGCGAGGAGCTGCGCGAGCAGAACGACGACATCACCAGCGAAGATCCGGCCGCCCGCATGGACGCCGACTTTGCGCTGGTGACCGGCGAGCTGTCCCTGTTTATCCCTGCCCTGTTTGCCGCCTTGGGTGGCGAGGAGGCTCCGCTATGAGCGACGTAACCATTACCGAAGTCAAGGATGTATGGGTTGTCGAAACCAACTCAGACCTGACTGAAGGGCGTGGGTATCAGTACCCAATTCATGTCTGCGAGTCACCGGCAACTGCCGAGCGAATGGCTCGCAAGAAGGGCGTTCAGGGTAGTGATGCCAGAGTTCACAAGGCCATTGCCGTGAAAGTCTGCGGTAGTTGGCTGGCGCCGGTTGTAATCGTCAAGGCTACCGATAAAGACCGTCAGGCAGATGAGCAAAACGAGATGCGGAAGCAGGTGCTGGAGAAGGCCAAGGCTGCCGGACTGTCAGATGACGACATTAAATTGCTGGGGGGATTATGACCGCACACACCAAGGGCCTTCTGCGGGTGGGAAAGGGCCACGCAGTTGTAGCTGATAACCCTGTTCCTGAAATGAGCGGCAGCGATGCCATCGATTACTACGGCGGCCATATGGTCGCCGAATCTGTCACCGCTGCCAACGCCCGCCGCATCGTCGCCTGCTGGAACCTGCTTCATGAGTTCGACACCGAGGCCATAGAGGGTGGCTCATTTGCAGACTTCATTGGCAAACAGGTGTACCAGCACGAGATCGAAAACGCCAACAGCGGCGAGCTCAGGCTGTCCGATGTGTCGTTGCAGCTTATGGCTGCAGGGTTTGCCGGAAAGATGAAGGCCAATGCAGCTGAGAACTACATGGAGTTCGGCCTATTCCACCCAGATACGGGGCCAATAACCATCACAGTCCAGCGCGCAGAAGGCCTAACCCCGGCGCAGAAGCTGGCCGCCATGACCAAGCAGCGGGATGTGGTGTTCGAGGCGCTAGAGCTTTCTTTGGCAGCCATGGAGCACATGGGTAATGCCCTCAATGAGATGGACGCGGTAACCGAAGAGGATGAGGTGCACTACGCGGCCTTCGAGAAAGCCCGCTCCGCCCTCGAATTTGTGGAAGGAGAGCAATCGTGAAGCGATACGACTGTGAGTGGACCCCGCTTGGGGCTGTTATGGAAGAGCACAAGGAGGGGGCTTTTGTCCCCTTTTCCGAAGTTTGGCCGCTGAATCAGCGCATCAATCAACTCCTTGAAGAGCGGAACAGCACCGGGATCGCAATCAGCAACGCCATCCTTGTCGGTGTCGTGCCGGATAAGCACCCGCTGCGCTCACGGCTTGAGCTGCTGGCCAACCATTGCAAGATGCTGATAGAGAAGAGTGAGCTGTGTGACGACCTGCTCGATCTGATTGAGCGCATGGTGAATTGCATGGGGCTTGCTGGTGAGGAGCCAGAAAAAGACTCGCACAACCCCATAAAGGCATGGATGTATGACGCCATTACCACCATGGCGGGGCAGCGACCCAAGCAATCAGTCACCATCACCGAAACCATCCGCACCGCACCAGAGCGCATCTGGCTGCAGGTTGGTGACCAGTCCGGCGATGGAGACTACCGGTTCCCTGAGCATCATGACGAGGTGACATGGTGCGCTGATTCAGTGGTTGCCTGCGAGGTGCCGTATGTGCGGGCGGATTTGGCTGCAGCAATACCTGCGCCAGTGGTTCCGGAAGGGTGGAAGATTGTTCCGCTTGAGCCAGAAGGAGAACAATGGGGAGGGTTGGCTCGCGCCATTATTTTTTGGATGCGTAGTTACCAGTCAAATGAGCACACTCCAGCAACCTTGGAGGATTTCATCACTCGCCTTGGAAACACCATTCCTGACTGGATGAAGAAAGAAAGCGAGTTTGGCGACAAAGGACATGTGATAAGCAAAGGGACCGCCGCTGCATTCATCTATAAAGCAATGCTCGCGGACGCACCAAAGCCACCAATCGTTAAGCTTGCTCGATTCATCACCGAGGGGCAGGAATTAGAGCTGATAACCGTGCTGCAGTCTATCGTGAACGGATTCAGCGACGATCCTGCCCATGATGCGGCAGCGCTGCTCAAGCGGATTACCGGTGAAGTGCCGTGGACGGGTGACTCCTTCCAGCTTTCGCCACGCCAATGAGGTGAGCCGTGCGCTACCGAGCCCCCATCATCCAGCCCGGCCTGACCCGGGAAGAAGCCGCTGATGCCAGGGAGCGATACCTCCGCATCAACCCCGGCGCCAAAGTCACCATCGACAGCCAGCCAGATAACCCACAGCTCAAGACCCTGATAGCCCACCTCCCGGTGCTGCCGTTCCGGCGCGTCATGGAGCCCGGCTTTATCGGGTACAGGGGGTGGCGATGCTGACTGACCCCAACAAGCAGGCGGCTCTCGAGCGCGCCCTGCACCAGATAGCCCAACTACAGGCCAGCCAACCAGCTGGCCTTTCTATTCCCACCGAGTCCCGCTCCGGCTTTCGCTGCCGGAGCATCGAGCGCGAGCGCGGCCGCGATGTATACCGCGCCCAGTGCCCCTACGTCGGGATCTCGATCAGCATGAAGGATGTGAAATAGCCATGGCGAAAATCTACATAGCCGGCCCGATGAGCGGCCTGCCCAACTTCAACCGCGACGCCTTCAACAAGGAGGCGCTGCGCCTGCAAAGCCTTGGCCACGTGGCGCTCAATCCTGCAATCCTGCCGGATGGCCTTGAGCAGCACGAATACATGGCCATCTGCATCGAAATGGTCAAGATGGCCGATCAGCTGGTGCCGCTCCCCAACTGGGAGCGCAGCGCCGGGGCTACCGCCGAGCACGCCCTGGCCATCAAGCGCGGCAAGCCGGTGATCCTGACCTCAATCCTGCATGAGGAGGCGGCGTGAGCATCGAGCTTGTAGCGGCCATAACCATTGGGTTCTTTGCCGGAATCCTCTTCTCATGCAGAGCTATGAAAAAAATCAAGGATGAGTACGCAACGTCAGGCCACATGATCAACCGAGGCCAAGCGTACCGGGTCACCAAAGTAGAGCAGGGGGAATAGTGACCAAACAAAAGGCGGCCGGGATCGCAATCCTGGCCATTAACATTCTGGCCGTCATCGTGGCGGCCGACCTGTTTGTGAAGGGTGGCTGATGGCTGACATTCAACAAAATGAGAAAAATTACTCAGACGATTGGCCTGATTTTAAGTGTCGGCAGTGCGGGCGATACAAACCACAGGATCCATCGGCATTTCGCTGCGGAGATGCGGTTGTATTTAATGAGACTCTACAACTATCAAGTGGTCCATACGTGCGAATGGTGAGCGGAGTAATCACCGAGGCAGACGCTGACTCAGTGCTGATTGACGTAAACTTCAGAAAATCAACCGAACGAGTTAGTCGTACTGAAATATGGTTGTCTGGATCGCCAGGACCTCGTGTGTATGAGTTGTTCGGGGTATGCCGCTGCGATGGTTGTAAGTAATTTTGCCCAACCATCCGGAATTTCCGGATGGTTGGGGATTGTTCAGTACGTTAGAGGAAAGAAGATGTGACAAAGGCCAATCACATTCCGAGCAAAAAAAGCGTCTGGAGCCAAGGCCATCACCCGGCAAATTCACGAATCATTGGGCTGGAGTCATTAGCACGAAGTGGTTCGACTGAGGCGGTAAGACTCAAGGCCATTGCAGCACTAAAGAGCAATTTCGGAATTGAATTCAAGGGGTGATCAGTATCACCAACTATTAGAGGAAAAACGGCCTATGGCTCTGAACGTACCAGAGAACCCGACACACACCATCAAGCTCTTGAGTAACTGGGATGGTGAGGGGGATGTTGTGTGGATGCTGGCTTTCAAAGTTGGCGATGAGTACCACTCCTGGGAGTGCGGGCGCGACTGCGGTCAGCCGGTGCTGCAATACGAGGGCGACCAGATCCTGGCTGCCTGGGAACTGAGTTAAGGGAAAAACAGACCATGGAAATGAACTGGATCAGCGTAAAGGACGAGCTACCGAAATTGGGTGAGCCTGTGCTGTTGTGTGATTGGTCTGGGGTGGTTCAGAAGCAAACATTCTACAGGGACTACGATGATGTATCGGATTTCTGGCAGGACGTTGGCGATAACCATGACGGCGTGCCGCTAAATATCGGCGATCACTGGATGCCGTTACCACCACCCTCGCATATTGCTGGTTGATAGAGGAAAAACGGGATATGGAACGGGTAACGATTGAGATAGACAGGGACGACCTGCCGACCCATACGGATGATGAGTTTGAAGAGTGGGTTCGGTTTTGTGTCGGATATCAGGCCGATATTGATAGCACCAATCCGCTCTCGGATATGGACATGACCGCCCAGTCTGTAATGGTCGGCTGATTGATAGAGGAAAAACGGCATGAATGAACAGATGCAGGACATGACTTTTACAGCGGTGATCGCCCTTGGGGTGACCCCCTCTGGTGGGGCTGTGCTGGATGTGGCAGCACCTGATAAGCATGTTCGTGAGATTGTCCTTGAGGACATTCGCGAAAACAGCGATCGGGATTTTATCGACGTACTCGGAAAGGGGTTGCCCAAATCCGGGTTGGTCAAAGTCCATTGTGAGATGGACGGGTGGCCGGACGAATATGACTCCCCCGATTACAAGCTGATCAGCGCCACGCCTATGGCGTTGCCGAGTTAAGGGAAAAATCATGAGCAAGACGGTTTACACCTGGGCGGCACTGGCCACCCATCTGAATGAGCTGTATCACTCAGGCCAGCTGACCGCGGACACCCCGATTTCAGCTTGTGGGCTGACCGGCCTGAGCGTTGAGCTCAAGGAAGGTCATCTGGTTATCGATGAGCCTGCTGATTAACGGCCCTTCCTTCAATCCAATTGGCGCCCCATCCTCTGAGGAAAGAGGGCCACGCCAATGCAACAGCTACAACTCATCGACCAGTGCAGCCAACTGCTGGACGATCTGGTTAATACCGTTCTCTCCCCCACCCTTTCCCAATCGGCCAAGCTCGCCGAGATCGGTCGCATCCTGGCTCACTTCGACCTGCCTATCGAAGCGCCGCGGGTAACCGGCCAGCTGTGGAGCGCAACGGATCTGGGGAAGGAGCTGGGGGTGAGCGCCCAAGCAATCGGCAGGCTGGCCAACCAGCACAACCTGAAAACCACCGAACTGGGGGAATACCGCCTTGACCAGGCGGCCAACTCCCGCAAGCAAGTTCAAACCTTTTACTACAACCAGCTCGGGCGTCACCGGCTCGAGTCTCTTTTAATCGCGAGGACCACATGCAAGGAAATTACATCTACCCGTGCGCAAGATGGGTGAAACCACGCCTTTTTGAGGCCCTGACAGGGATGACCGAGAAGGCCGCAGAGGGGCGCCGCCTGAAGGGTGAGTGGCCAGAAGGAATAATCTGGAAGTATGGCCCTGATGGTCAGGTTCGTTACAGCGTCGAGGAGTACGACAAATGGGTCGAGTCAGCGCAATAGATAACCAATCCTCTCTGGTTGCCGGGCTGACTGGAGTAGAGGTGCATGGCAACAAGCTCCGGATCTGTTTCAGCTATAAGGGGCGCCGGTGCAGAGAGGTGTTGGACATCCCCATCACTAAGGCAAACGTCAAATTCGCGGCGAACAAGCTCGCTGCGATAAAGCACGAGATTGCCCTTGGCAGCTTTGACTATGCAAAGCACTTCCCCAACTCGAAGGTACTTGCCCGCCTTGGCATGCGCACAACCACCCGGATGACGCTTGCTGAGGCCGCTGCCGCGTTCGTTGAGAGTGCAGGGCCAACTGTTGGTTTATCGACAAAGCGCTCATATCGCAGCGCGTTCAAAAGAATGACCGAGTTTCTCGGCGGCGATATGCCAATAGCTGATTTGCTTCCCATGCACATTGAAAGACTGCGCAACCACTTGCTCACTGACTGCAAGCCAAGAACGGTAAGAACCTATCTTGCCCATGCTGGGAACCTGCTTGGTTGGGCCGCGCGGAATGAACTGGTAGAGCGAGAGTTTGACGTGCGCGTTGCGGCCGCTCGGCTGAATACAGAAAAGAGCGCGGATCCTTTCGAGCATTGGGAGTTCCAAAGGCTGATCGAGGTTACAACCAACAGGCAGTTCAAGAACATGCTGCTGACCCTCGCCTACACCGGGATCCGCCCAGGTGAGCTGAGAGCTCTCAGTTGGGGTGATATTGATTTCGAGAATCGGGTTATGCATGTGCAGAGAAACCTGACTCAGCAAAAAATGCAGTTCAAGCTGCCGAAGACAAACCGAACAAGAACCGTTCACCTTATGCCGCCAGCCCTGAATGCTCTGCAGGATCAATTCAAGATAACTGGGGCACTTTTGGACGCAGAGATTGACATGCACCTACCAGGTGGCATGATCGTGCGCCAAACATTGCGCCCTGTCTTCCGACCAACCAAAGTTGTGCCGGATAGGCCACCTTTTTACTCTGGTGTTTTCATGGTGGCCCCATGGAGAGCTGCAATCAATAAATCTGGGGTTCGTTATCGCCGGGCCTATCAACTTAGGCATACTTATGCCAGTTGGAACATCACCGCTCACGGAAACATTGCGTTCATAGCTGAACAGATGGGTCACAACTCTGCAAGAATGTTGCAAGAGGTCTATGGAAAATGGATCGAATCGGCCAGCCGAAGTGAGGTCGATTCTATCTGGAGTTCGATGCAAAAAAATGGGCATTTGCCCCAATAG